GCGCTTGCGCTTGTGAAACTCGTGTACGGATTGCTGCCGTTTACGCAGGTCGATACGTTTTGAGCCGGTTCAACTCCGTACTGGTCAGCAAAATTTACGGACGGGTTGTCGTAGGAATCTTTGATTTCTGCCTCGGATAACACCTTGTTCCAGAATCGCACACGATACATCGTGCCGTTGAAATACTGCCCACCACCAGATGAACCGATTGCTGCATCTGAACAAGAATCAATATTTGGCGAGGTAATTGTTGCCGTGCCAACTTGGTTTCCGTTGTCGTAAAGAATCGCCGCCGTGCCGTCCACCGTTACAACGAGGTGGTGAACTTTTAAGTCGTCTAATACTTTTACTCCAAAGCTAGACCACGCGCTTACAGAATGAATTGCTAAATTATTTGCAACATCTCCCGTGCTGGTTCCAAATATAAATCTGCCGCCGTTGCTGAAGTCAGCGAGGTATGCGTGTGTCCCAGAAGTTGGAGGCCAATCGTCCGCTTGAATAATAAACTCGAAACTGAACTTAGTGCCGAGGTCGGGCGGCGAGGCAATGTCGACATTTCCCGCAACCCCATCGAAATGAAGTCCCTGACCATCTGTCGAGTTGACGAGTTCGCGAACGATCTCACCGCCGCTTGTCGTGCGGTTGTAGCTGTATGTTGCTATTCCCATAGGTTAGTTCCCCATCCTACCGCTGTAGGCTACGTTCACCTTGCCGGTACCGGAAGCTGTGCAAAAACTCAGCCCCTTGGTGTAGCCTGCAAACGTCATTACCCCACCAGTGCCGTCCTCGTCTGCACTTCCGGCTGCAAGGATTCCTGTGTAGTTACCTGTTGCTGTAGTGCACTTGGTGGACCCACTGGCATCCCCGTCTTTTGTCAGCCTGTAAAAGACCGGAACAGTACCGACATTCTGCATAACCAGAAAAGCGGGACTCATCGAGGTTTGAATTGTCGAGTCTGTTACTGATCCTGTCGGTACAGACAACTCTATATTTGTAGTTTCCCCAAAGTTGTGGAGAACGTCATTCTGTGCGCTCACTGCTTACCTCCTCTTTTTGGGCGTCAGCCCAAACTTCTTTCCACCGGCTGCTTTTCGAGGCCCTGAGGCCATCGCCCTGCGTCCGGCTTTTGAAACCTTGTTTTTCAAACTTTTCCTTGCTCCTCGCCTTGCGCCGAGGGACTCGTCCTGCCGTGCCTTATACCCTTGTCTTTTTGCTGCCATAATATTTTATAAATCCCAAACTTTTTTCATCTGCCGCTTTGTGTAGCGACTTTTCCACCCTTTCGGGCTCATTTCGGCAGACCTGCAAGCCTGCCGGACCTGTTGCTTTGGAGTTGGCGGTTTATTCCGCCCTCCAAACGTAAACGAAGAAGGCACGTCTATTTTGCTCCAACTACCTTCGCCGTCCGTAAAATTGTCGAGAACGGGGGAGGCCAGAAGAAACTCCCTGACCTCACCCGTCTCGTCATTCCTGTAATCTAATAAAGGCATCAAGTCACATCGTAGAGAGCAATCCAGTACTGACTATCTGCCACCTTAACCAGCAAACCCTTCTCTGTCCCAGAAGGAGCCGCACCCCCTCCGGTTATGTCTGCCGTTGTGATGTTTTTATCCCCGTCCGTAGTCGATCCGTATGTCCCTACAAACTCAATAAACGGAGTAGCTGAATTAGCCGTGCTCCCGTCACCGATTGGGGCCGTAATCGTTACTGGCCGAGTATTGCTGTTGCCACCGTCCGTTTTGTACGGACGGCCCTCTAGTGTGTTGCCAATTTTTTCGTTAGCCATAATTTTATAATCCTCCTGCTGCGTCGATCTCGACCATTTCAGCCATCAGCTCGTCACGACTTGGGCCTTCCTCCACGACTTCCTCCTCGACAACTTCCTCCTCCGGATATGCCGGCTGTCCGTTGACAGTCTCCATCGTGATCTCAGCCATATCGCCGTCCATTCCTTCAACAGTTCCCTCAATAGTGAAAGAAACCGCATCGCCCTCAGAGGGTGAAATCATTTCCCCCTCTTCGTTGGCCATCATTAAAGAGGCCATTGGTATCATTACGCTTGGCATAAGTCATAAGCTGGGAGGGGAATTACCCCCTCCCAGTGTTTAATCTTAGCTGTAGTTTGTACCGCTGTAGACCTGAGCCAAAAACTTCGGCTGAAGAATCTTCTGGCCGTAGTAGGTCTTGAATCCAACAGTAGTGAGCTGTGCCAACGGATCAGTCTTATCCGGCCCCTGTGCAATCTGCATCTTCGGCGCATAAGGCGACTGAGAAGCAAGATCCACAGTGCCATAAGCCTGATCGCCAAACACAAAGGTGCTGTAAGTGTTGCCGCTAGAGCTGTAGGTCACGCGAGCCGTGGCATTGCCGGCGGCTGTCCGGTAGGCATTGGTTGTCTCAATGCAGCGAATACCTGCATAACGACCAACTTCACCCTTCATAATCGCCTCAGGATCACCATAATGACGTGAACTGATCCAATCAGAATCATTCTGAAGATCACGCAACACCCGAGGATCCGCAACGGCAGTATAATAGCCGTTTGTGGTTGGGGCATTGTTCACCTTCAAGGCCGTGGCCGTGTCCAGCAACTCCAGACCGCTCATCACTTGGGCAGAGGTGGGGGCTGTGGTGTAATATGCTGAAGCACCAGCAAAACGGCTGATCTTGTCGGTCGTGATTGTCGTTCCGCCAGTGATAGTAGTATCATCGCCCAGCGTGTAGGCAATCTTGGTGTCCAAGTGCAGAGCTGCATCCTGACCGTTGACCGTGGTGGCCTGCTCCATGTGGTTAAAGAGCTCCTGAGCTGTCAGAAGATCAGAAATTCCGATCACCTGACCGTATTGGCTCAAGGTTACATCCACATACTCAAGAGTCATTTCCTTGTATGCACCTTTAGCCCAAGCTGTTCCACCTGTGTGGCCATCACCCTCTGAAAGGGCTTTGATGTCGGCTGTTGCCGGCTCTACATAACGGAAAAACCTAACTGAGTTTTTCCCCGCTTTTTCTGGTAACGCCTGCCTCTTGGCAAACTGATCCAGAACGAGATTCTGCACGATCTGTTTCAGCAGTTCCTTGCTGAAATAAGCCTGCAGTGAATTTGTAATACCCGTTGAACTTGTGTCGGTAATACCTGCCATTTTTCTATCCTTTTAATTTTTTAATGATTGAGCACCAAGCCCCGCGAATCCGCATCCTTCACCATTCGGAGCAGTTCATTACGCTGCTTGTCTGATGAGAGGTCATTGAAAGACTCAAGTCTTCCACTTTGGTCCACGGTGCTCCCGTTCAGTTGTGTTTTTTCCCTTTCCTCCTTCAGCTCATCCTTGAGCTGGGAGTTTTCCGTTTCCAAGTCATCCACACGCTTTGCCTTGATAAACGACTTTGCGACTTCCACCGCATCGTTGATGCCTTCCGGGTAGGTTGCCAAAATCTTCTTTCGATCCAACAGTTCAGAAGTGTATTTGTACAACTCGGAGTCTTGATCCTTCAGTTCAGGATTATCCTTTACCTGCTGGCTCAAGTTTGCCTCCCACTGCTCCATTACTGTCCTTTGCGCTTGAAGGACTTTCTGCTGTTCAATCGTTTCCCGTGCTGTCTTTGCCTTTTGCTCGGCTAACTCGGCAAGATCATCACGACCTTCCTCCCTGTATTCCTGAGCAATCTTCTCATAGTCTTCAGGGGGGAACTGTGACGCTTCTTTTCGCTGCTGAATTTCACTAAATGCATCGTTTTGCTTGGCTTCAAAGTCGGCTTTTTGCTTTTCAAGCTCAGCACGTTCCTCCTTCACCCTTTCCTTCTCTGCATTTACCTCTTTCCAGCTCTTATTAGCCCTCTCTTGGCTTTTCTTTGCACGAGAGTATTTCGACTTTGGTTTTTCCTCAGAAGGCTCCACAGCGTCCTTTTCAGGCTCCCGTAGGGCTTCCTTGGCTTTGTCTTCGACTTTATCAGTCTGCTCAACAGGCTCCTCTGCTGCGTTTTCAGAGGGTGGGGTGCTCGCAGTCTCAGGCGCGGGGGCATCACCGTCCAAGACGGCCAACTGCCCGATTAGCTCTTCGCGACTGATATCAACCTCGCCAGCTTTTACTGTTCCGGTTTCAGACATAAATTTTAATTTCTGTTAGGGCTCAGCATCCAAGCCAAGTCATCTGTGGCCCCGTCAACTTCCGGCGTTTTCTCCGGTTGCCTCACCATAAGGCCGTCAATGCTGGCTAATGCCCCCTTAAACCCGGCAGCCCATCCTGCTTCATAAGCCAGATTTTTACTGCCGGACGAGATTAGCTTTTCCATCTGGTGCAAATGCAAACTAAGAAGCGAACTATTTAACTTCTGCCCCGCCGGGGAGCTGAAGAAAAGAAGCAGGGCTTCCGTATCTGCATCATCCCACTCCTGCGGCTGCGGGTATCCGTTGATCCTGCTGAACGCCCGGAGCGTTCTCCACTTCTGTAGTAGTCGCTTCACCATTTAATTCCGCTGCCTGTTGTTGTTCATTGGCTGCCTGAGCTGCCTGCTCAAAAAATTCGTTTAGATCCTTCTCGATCTGTGTGCCGGCCTTGGAGTCCTTCGTCTTCAACTGGGTAACGTGCTCAGCCAAGTGCTGTTGCAACATCTGGCCCTCCATCGGTTGAGGGGCTGCACCCTCGGCGGCCCTGAGCTGGATATACTTCATTACCGTCTCGATATGCACCAGATCATCGTCAGACGGCTTCACTACAGCCGGGAATCCAAGCCGGAGAATCGTGATCTCATCAGCCTGATCTTCAGCCTGCGTTGAGGCCGCCTCTTGTGGCTCCTGAAAGAGTCGCTTGACCAAGGTGGCGTCATCAGCCTCCAAGACACTCTTCCGGAGCTGTGCCTGATCAATGAAGGCATCCCCGTTAAACATCTCCAGCCGCATCATTGCCTTCTGGAAGAGGTACTGTTTGTTTACGCCATCAGCGGAGCCGGTTGGCATAATCGCATAGTTTTGGCTAAGGGCCTCCTGTGGGACTTGCTGGGCAGTGTCCAGATACCAGTAATTAAGGTCTGTCTTGTCATACTGCTGGAGAAGGCTCCAGCTCATCCGGTACAGCTTGCCCAGACCTATCCTGAAGATTCGCATACGCAGATCTGTACTCTGCTCGTACAGGCTGCTGACGGCCTGCACTTCTGTTGCCGTCCTGCGTTCCGGAAAGGCAAGCGTCTGGCTTAATCCAAAGTCCGGCGTGCTGATCCTTTGCTGGGCAATCTCCCGCATCAGGTTCATCTGCTGGTCAAAGCTAATCGGGGGAGCCTGCTGGGGTACCGGCTGAATATCATACGGCAGGATTTGTCCCGGCGTAATTCGCAGGTTGCCGGCATTGGGGATCTCTCTGGCTGTCCTGTACAAAGGACGATTGTATAGGGTCATACAATCGTTCTTTTCATTAAGCAATTTGCACAATTCAGACTCAAAAATTGCCACCTGCTCCACCACTCCCCGGCTACTGTAATAACCCGGATCCTTGATCTCATACGGGAAGGCGACAAAGGGGGGTTTGCCGTGATTGTAGGGAATCGCCATTACCGGCCTTAAATCAGATCCGGCTGTGTGGGGCTGAACGTGCAGATCCGCCACTCTCCGCTC